AATATTTATCAATATCAGATGTACCTAACCACTCTCCTAGTCCATACCGATTGTTAGATAATATATCATAAAATACCCATGCTGGATTATCAGTGTAAACTTTTTCTGTTCTAAAATTACCATTCCATGCTCCTGTGTATGTTGCTATATTATTACTAGCCTCTTTTCGAGTGGTGTAATTTGAAGGAACCTGAACTTTTATGCCTTCAACTTCATATGCTCTTCTTGGTAATCCTGAAAATTGTTTAGAATTAAACTGCACGTTTGCCATTGCAGTAAAAGGATAATTCAGCTTTTCTTTTATAATTGCAGTTGCAGAAGTTATGGTTGATGCCATTATACCTGCATACTTTGTATTTCCAAGTGTTTGTAGTGCTTCTCCTGCAGGCTTACGAATACCAAAGTGTGCAGTTTTTGTTCCTGCAGCATCATCTCCTTCGTTTGTAACTCGTGTAACTCGTATAGTAAAATCATTAAAAGGCTGATAAGGCGTCATATCGACTACGTGTTCAAATGAAACAGCAGATTTATACATCCCTTCATGGCCAACTAATCGTTCCGATCCATTATTATCAATAGAAGAAGCATGATAATCTCCGGGCGCAAGATTTCCTCCTGCATTTACATAAGTAAAGCTGCCTTCAGAACCTCTTTTTATTCCAACCTCAAAACGATAGGCAGCACCACAAGGACGGTCTGTATTTCCACTCTCTTCATTCATAAAATAAAGACCTTGTGGATAAGCAATTAATATTTTTACTTCATCAACTTCTCCTGCTTGTGCTCCAGAAAAGTCGGTTCCTGTTGTAATATTTCTTGCAACATTTCTTGTAAGAGTTCCACCTCCAGAAATAGTTAAAGGTTTGCTTGCAGAACCAACTCCATCTAAAAATGTCATAGGTGTTTGTGCGAGAGTACCATGTCTAAACTGATACTCTGCATCTGGGTGTTTATTATTTTCTCTTCGTGTAGGAAGAGCTGGAGCAGTTATGGTAAATTCTTTTTGGCTAAATGCAACAGTAGGGTTGGCAGTAAGTGTTGTGGTTGTTCCCGATATACTAGAAACTTTATAGACCATATTAACACTGATATTGTGGGAGTTGCCACTAGCAAATTCTGTTGCTGTAATTAAATCGTCTATGTTTTGTCCTGCATTTGCTTTAAATGTTACAGTCTGAGTATCTGTAAAACCTGATATAAAACCAAAAATATGCTCTCCACTATTTAATCGAAGTTTTACACTCGCATCTCCATGTTCTAACATTGATTCTGACATGAGCGTAAAGTTTCCAGGATTGTGAAGCATATCTGCATGAAAAATTGCTGAACCTGCAGTAAGAGTTGCAGTGAAACCGGTTCTACTACCGTTTGTGCTTGCATTTATAAAGCTAACATTTCCTACTTCAATAGTTGAATTCACTACATCTTTGACTAATAAAAAGTTTGTTCCAAACTCTCCAAGAATATCCGAAGATAAAGCTTCATTTGTTGTAACACTTGTGCTGTTTGTTACTCCAGTTGCATGATTTGTTTCTGCAGCCTTTGTCGGGCCTTCACCATCAGCAAAAAGTGGACTATTATCAAATAAAACACTAGAGCCTCCATTTACAAGACCTTCTATTTCACCTTCTGAAATTATATCTGTTATGGAAATTTGTTGTGATGTTGCTCCAAATCCTTGAACTGTTATAGTATCATTCGCAGCCGAAGGAGCACCTGCACCTCCTCCTATAGGAGAAACTGTTGTACTTTGATCTCTGTGTAGTGCTTTTCTTCCGCCCATTATTTTCTCTTAAAATAGTCCATATGGAATCTGAACAAATGATTGCGCTATTCCATAGTCGTCATAAGTTTTTGAAGCTACTCCTCTATTAGCAGTAGCATTTTTTACTTCAAAATTTACAGGTTGACCTGGCACTCTTAGTCTGCCATACAATACTGGAACAGGGTCTCCTGATATTACATTTTGTTCCATCCCATTAAATAGATATGATTGTTCTTGATCTGCATCAACAGAAGGATCCGGTGCCATCATTTCTGTCAATCCTGACATCATAAGACTTGTTGCAACCATTGAAGTGGTAGCAGCAACCATAAATGCTCCAAAACCAGCACTTCCTGATAATGCTGCGGTAAAACCTCCCGCAGCTTTTATACCAATTACGGGCATAAAGTACGCTGCGGCTATTATTACTACTGCAGCTAATATTTTCTTGAATCCTCCACCTCCGCCTTCAGGAATGGGAGTAATTGTAATATCTCCTTCATGTAAAGGAAGTAGTAATTCTTCTCCATATTCGATATTTTGTTGTGCAACATCAATTGCAAAGCCTATACCTTTTTCGTGGCAATCAATTAAATATTGTCGAAAGCCAGTATTATTTACATCTATAAGCTTTAAAGCGTCGCCTACTGTTGGAGCATTGATATAGCAATGTGAGCCAAACTTTTCTGCTAGCTCCCCTTCTAAATATACATTACGCTGCATGTCGATATGCTCCTGTTAGCCACTTGTGCCATCTTGGATAAAGATTTTCTCTACAAGACAATCTATTCTCTGCATGATGATAAAATATGTCATTTCCTAAATAAACTCCACAATGGTTATTGATTTCTGAAAAAATTTTGAAAATTAAAACGTCGTTTTTCTGTATATCATTTAATTCTACTGGATAGTGATTCCAGTTTTTTATTGTTTCTTCTGTAAAATAGTCAATATTTTTATCCCAAAAATCTTCTATGAACATAACCCTTGGTAAAATTTTTATATTTTGAGTTTCTAAATAGTCTCTCATCGCATCAAAACAATCTGTTACTCCAAACTCGTATTCTCTTCCATATAAATCTGTTGTTTTTGTTTCGGGAGAAAGAACTGTTAAGTCCATTCCTGGATAACTAAAAATATAGAAATCTTTTCCTAGTGCATTACAAGTTGCTCTATCGAACTCACTTGGCTCCGAAGATTCATCTGTATGACTGTGTACTATTCCAATTATATCTGTTGTTCGTGTAAGTCTTAGGTAGTAGTCTGTATCAATTATAAAGTGATCTTCTGCATTTGCAAGATTTTTGCATGGAAACCACTTTTTCTTTCCTTTTACAACAGATATAATACCACAGGCTTCTTTCGGGTACTCATTCTCAAAATGTTGTTCTATATCTTCAATAAAATTCATCTAAACTTTCTGCTTCCCGGAAAAGCTCCAAATGGCAATGTTTTTACTGTATCAAGACTTACAGCAGGAATAAAAGAAGTTCCTGTATTGCTATTTGTTCCAATTGCTTGATAACGTTTTTTACAAGATTCTAATAACTTGCCACAGTTATCTGCTTTTTCCCAAAATGCGGAGTCTTGCACGGGAGTATTGCTTCCAGAACTTGTGTTTGCTCGTATTGCTTTCCAAGGAATATTACTGTGCAGAACAAAATCACCCACTGCATAGCTTACAGAAGACGATGACCATGTAGTGTAAACTTGTAGCTGTCTCCATGCAGTTGTATCTGTTACCTCTTTGTTATTTGAAGCAATTAAAGACTGGTAATAGTTACCTCCAATTAAGGCAACAACATTTATTGCATGAGAACTTCCTGAACCTGCAGTAGTAACCTTTACTGCATCAAGAGCTGTTTTTGACACTAAATATTCATCATCGTCTGTAACAAAAACACTTGATGTTGCTCCTGCACTGTTTTTAATTTGTCCAAAACTTTTCCATACACACGCTCCCCGCCGTTTTGTAATATCCGTTTCTTCTGTAGATGCTCCTTGATACTTCCATGGACAGTATTTTCCTACAACAATTCGAGAGGGAAGACGTATACCATCTAAATCAAAAGCAGCGGCTAACTCAAAGCTTGCATAAAGATTAGTTTTTTCTTCAATACGATCTATAATATATGTGTCAGAATTAAATTCTATTGGAGGATTGCTTGTTAGATATTTCTCTAGTGTTTTTCTTCTTTTAAGTTTTGCTCCTACTAAATCATCTAATTCAAAACCTGTTATGTTTAAATCTGTTTGAAACACTGAAGATGATTTTAATATTGATTCTACGTTTGCAATTGTTAAACTCGGACGAGGACTAGCTCCATCTCCTTTTCGTTCAATTCCTGTCATTAAAAGTGGTAGAGCTAAATAAGTTTTTAAAGTGTAAGGAGATTCTGGCTGTCGAAATTGTACATTTTCTAAGCTCTCATTTTTGCCGTCGTGAAAATATAAAACATCGC